CTAAATGCGACTGCTGCGGTGGTTCCCGTGACGAGTCTGCTGTTCAATCCTTCAATCAATAAATTATCAGCAGCATTTGTTCCAGTGGTTCCAGCATTTGCAACATCAATAACTGTGCCTTTGGTAAAGCCATCAGCAACTAAAGTATTCGAAGCAAAGTAGAATGTTTTGTCAGCGGCAGGTGGGGAGTAGTTACCCGATTCAGTTGAACTACCAGCAGTTGCAATACCAGTGATAGCACCAAAGGTGTTAAAGTCAAACAACTCAATGTTTGTTGTGGTTCTGTTGAATGCAGAAACTTGAATCGAGTTACCAAGAGTACCATCATTTGCACCAGAAGCACCACCAGCAAATTTTGCGATCCAGACATTATCACCTAAATCAGAGGCACTTTTGCTATCATAGTCATCTCTATTCTTAATCAAAACACCTGTGCCGATTGAAGCAGCGTTTTTAGCACCAGATCCAAGAACACGAACAACTTGAAGGTTGTTTGTATACGCAAGGAAGTTGGCTGCTGTAAACCAACTAATAAAATTTGTATCGGATGGGTCAGAGAAGTTCTCTCTCAGGGAGTTGACACCAGTAACAGTGGTAATAACTTCCGCTGGACCCCAATCAAATTCTCCAGCAAAACCAGCCCGCGTTGTGGCAACAGCAGGGATAATGGAGGTAAGATCGATTTCTTTAACTTGAACACCGGGGCTGACTTGAAATGCCATAGACGATTCTCCTTAGTATGCCTATTATTTATTCTTTCTTAGATTACAGGCTCGGTTCATCGTCAACAGTGTGCCAAGTTTGCCCGCTCTCATCAACAAATGAGGTTTCTTCACCACCATCATCAATAAATCCAAAGGGAATCATCTCTTCTTCCATTTTTTGAATGGTGTCTTTGTATAGTTTCTCACGGATATTTATGTCTGTCAAATCTTTAAAATATTCTTGTGTCGATGCCCACGCAAACATAACAAGAGTCATCACTAAGTCATCGTGATGTCCGACCTCTGCCTCATATGATTGCTTTTTCGCAACAAAAGATGCGAGTTCGTTGATTATTTCATAATCCTCAACAATAAATTTATCATATTCAATCAATTCTTTGAGCATGGCACAACCAACCCGTTTGACCTTTGGACTCATTCGAATACCACGTTGTGTTTCGAAATTACCGAAGCCACCGTCCATAACTTGTCCTCTCCTGCCACGCACCGAAGTGACCAAAAGATTTTCATACTCCATTTCGTTGTGTAAAATATCTGTGACTTCTTGTCCAATGTCATTGATTTCCACTAAAACGTGAGCGTTATTGTATCGCTTCGCCATCGGAAACAACATATTTGGTAAAAGAAAAGGAGCCAACTCATTATTTTTGTATTGTGCAACGACCTTGTATGGTTCCTCTGTAATATCAATGATTGTCGCGGCATGGTAATCTTCGCCCTGACCCCGAGCGACATCCACACCCATAAAATAAATATGTCCCTCTTTTTGCTCTTCATAAACTTTTAGACCATCTGTTCTCTCTTGTGTGGGTTTTTTGTAAACCATATTTTTAATTTTTGATGGATTAATCAAAGTTAAAACAGAACCAAGAAACTCACATTCAAACTCTGCCCGAAATTGTGCTGGTGAGGTGTTGCGAATTGTTTCTTTTTTCCACTTTTCATCCCGACCCGGAACCTCAGACCAGTGAACTTCAATCGGAACATAAGAGTTGTTGCCCTCCTCAGCGTCTTTCCAAAGTTTGTAATACATGTTCAAACCTTTGGGCGTGCTAATAATTAAAACTTTTGTAGTTTGACCTGCCGAGATCGTAGGGTAAACAGAACTGAAGAAGTCATCAGCAACGTTTTCAGGAACGAATGCAAATTCGTCAAGAAAGATCATATTGAAGGAACCACCCCGCACCGCTGAAGAGGACGTTGAGGATGCAAGAATTTTAGATCCATTTTCTAACTCAATCGATCCTTTGTTCCATTCTACTACACCCTGCTGAAGCCACTTGGGCAAATGCTCATAGGCTAACTGAAGCCGACTCAAAAGTTCTCTGGCTGTGGCAAGTTTGTTTGCAAGAATCGCAACATTTACATCTTGATTGAATAACACATAATGCAAAAGATATGAGATAACCGTTGTAGACTTACCAGACTGCCGTGGTAGTTTGGCGATCACGAAACGATTATCGTGAATTTTTTGAATCATATTTTTTTGATATTCGTACGGATCAAACGGAACTAAACCCTCATCAAGAGAGATGATCTTCATGTAATTTAAAATAAAATACATCGGATCTGCTGCACACTTTGTATACTCTTCAATCTCTTCTTTAGTGAATTGAGTTTGTACGCCAGCGGCTTTGAGATTCTTGTTTCCTAAGTACGACTTGTCATCATGTTTCGTTGTCATCTAATTTAATCTTTTTCACATTTCTTTTTGGGAGTTGCTTTTGCACAAGATCTTGCAACTCTTTTGTGGAGCCGACAAAGAAAGCATTGTTTGTAACTCGCTTTGTTGTTTCATCTTTTTCAAGATCTTTCATCTGCTTATGAACATCAAGTAAATCTTTGTTGGCTTCTGTGGCAGTCTTGAGAAGTTGACTGACCACTTCATAAGCCCGAGGGCTATCACTCTCTGATGCAACTTTTAGAATACCATCAATTGCAAGTTTACTATTATCAATAACATCTTTTAAATTATCACGAACCTCTGTGTAATCTTTTCGTTGATCCATTTTTTGTCGATCAGGATAGTTTGACAAATCAACCTCAACTCTTTTGCGAAGTTGCTTTTCAGGTTTTTCAGGTTCGATTGGATCAATGTTTAGAGATTCTTCTAGGCTCATGCTAATGTACCTCCAGTGATACTTAAACCACCACTACCACCAAATTCAAATACATCAGTTGTCACTGTCGCATCAGGTGGGTTGGTGCTTGCACCAGATGGTCCGGTGATACTCGACACAGCCTTGAAGGCTGCACCTGTAGGTCCACTGATGCCACCAGAGGAATCGAAGTTTGAGAAGAATCCGGTGACTTGAGTTTCCCGAATGATCTTGTTTGTTTTGATGGGCGAGAAAAGATAAGTTTGTGCGGTGAATGATAAATTATAAATTACTGATCTCTGCTCTGACGTATCACCCTCAAACTCTACCTCTGGAGTCACGCCAGTTAAAATAATAGGCACATCAATTTTTGTATTCATTTCAGATGTGTAGTTAATTGTAATCGTAAACTCTGGTGTGAAGAATGGCAAAATTTGCTCAATGATTTGAAGAGCATCGTCATTTGTTCGCGTAGCAATCGCTAGATTGAATCCAATATTGTACGGAACCTCAGCAAACTGTGTTTTGTTTGTGAGTAATTTACCTGACGCAGAATCGACATCGCCATCTAAAAATCTTTGAGATAATGTATTTCTTTTTCTAGACCCATCGTAGTCGATTGTCGTGACAGAAAATCCCATGCGAGGCAAGACCTGACCAATGTGAATATCACTATCCTCACCCTTAAGGATCGGATACTCTCTGAGCATTCTAAAGAATTTTTCTTTCGCAGAGTAAGTAATTGGAACGAGTATTTTTTTCTGTAAAGTTCCAGCGGAGTTTTTTCTTTGAACAAAAATATCATCAAAAAGACTACCAAAGCCTACGACTGTTCTACGAATTGTTTCATTGTAAAATGTAGTAAACATTAGAAATCTCCCTCGGAGAATGGGTCGGTATTTGTAAAGTCAAGAAACCCTTTGGCTTCCCTGTCAAGTTCTGTATTGTCTTCAAAGGCATCTTTAACAAAATATTCTGCCGTCAATCCAATGGTGTTGATTCCGTAGGACGCACCAGACGATGCACCGACCATTGCCGTAGCACCCACTGTAGTCCCGTCTACGAGCCTCACGGTTGCGATGTCCACTGAGGTATCCCACTCGATGATGTCCACTGTAGCACTCGTCACGCTGCCTGCTCGGTTCGTATACAAGTGCGCACGCTCACCGTCAGTGAATTCTCCTGTGCCTGCACCAGCATTGCCTCCGGTAAGACTAACTGTAAATAACTTGTCAACTGCCGCTGATGTAACCCCGTCAATCTGATCAAATCCAGACTCGAAATCTCCACCAGAATACTTGAACAAACTACACTTGATTTGGTAAGCAAATGTTTTTCCAAAACTAAAGAAATTGTATTCTCTCTCAACAAAATCAATCTCAAAAAGTGAATTATTTAATGGAAAGAAAACAAGGTCACCCTCTCTCGGATATGGATAGTCCTCAGCAGCAAATGTCTCTAGGAATCTTCGTCTAGACACGGTGAGCGTCAAATTATCTTTGATCTCCAAACCAAACTGCGTCATGGTTTCGCCTTCGCCCTCGAAGCCTTCAAAGTCTTCAACATACATCTCAAGAAACTTACCCTTTTCAAACTTTGGCAATTTGTCTTCACCAAAGATCTCATCAACATTTACAAGGGTTCTGGGCAGGTACACCATATCGATGCCATGAATCTTAATAGACTCATCAACAAGATCTTGAACAAGCGTTTGCTCAGACTTCACTGTTGTTTTGTTGAAGTATGGATTAGTTGGCATAATTATCCGATCATAATATCAGGCGGAAGTTCGTACTTATCATAAAGAGTTTCTTCAATTTTATCCATCTCAGAATTTGCCTCGGACAAAAGTGAATCTGCGTTGAATTCAACACCACCCGGAAGACGAATGTTTTGATACTTTAGTAAGTTCATAGCCCACTGCTTCTTGAAGGAGGCAGTCACATATTGTTTTAGCAAAATATCATTATAGATTTCTGTATATGTGTCTGGATTGAGTGAAACATACGCTTCGATCATTAAGAAGTCGCCAGCACTTACAACTTCGCTCCAATCCATTTTTAAGTAAAGCCTATTTGTGACTCTACTAAATTCAATTTGTTTTTCGGGGTCAAGCATGTCGCTTACCATCTGAATGTAACTTTGTGTATTTGCATATTGACTCAGGGAGCCGGGAGTGCGAATACCATAAATGTCATTTAGGGCTAACTGATAATTCACACTAAACATGTTCGTGCTTGCACCACCTTCTGCAAACTGAAAAACTTTATTTACAGAAACAATCCGATCACCACCCTCGACTTGAGGAGAGTCACCCGGACCTTGCGTGCTTCCAATACTATTTGTATTTAAATAACCATTTGTGATATCGTCAGCGGTCACTTCTACTTTGAAAAGTGCTTTTTGCACACCATCAAAGTGATATTCGTTAAAAATTTGCAACGAATCATCGAGAGCATCTTCTAATTGTGCGTCATCGACATTAATCTCGATTACGGGTGCGCCCAGTTTTCTTAGAGCATACTGTTTTAGTTCTTCCCGTGATGTTGGTGTTGCCATCTATTTCGCTCCTTTGCCTTTTATATGTATTAGAGCGAGGCTTCCTACGCTTCAACTGGTCACCTTTGGGTTTTTTGTCAGAATCAGATGCCACAATTTGACCTATGCGTAAAATGACACATTGTTTGATATTTAAGACACATCAGAATGTTGTTGTAACCATCTCTTTGATCGAGCCTAAGCCCTCAAAAACCTTAAATTTTGTATCAACAGTCAATTTAATGTCATTTCTCTTCTTAAAATAGTTTCCTATTGCATTGTCAAACTCTGAGCAGTCATTGGTGGTTCCTGTGCCGCCTGTGACAGCGTTAAAGGTGACCCCAATGAAACCACTGGTGGCACTTGTTTGCCCAACCAGCGGCAGGTGATAATTCTGAATCAACTCTGTTGCAGATCCTAGAGTATTTGCCCTGAGCATTGTACTAATCGTTCCGAGTTCTTGAAGGCTGTATGCACCCTTGTAAAAAATTATACTTTTGTTGTCTGCGATACCATAAGTGACTGCTGTGTGAGTCGCACCATCTAAGGATGTTCCGATCTGATCAAACATAAAGTTTCTAAATGATCCTACATTTTTAAGTGTAGAAATGCCGTCCGCAGCCACCTGAGAGGTAGAACCCTGAGCAGAGTTGAAAATGAATGGTGCAGTAAGACCCACAAATCCAGTTTTACCAGATGCGTTTCCTGTGGAGCCAACTGCGTAAATCTCAATGGCTGCCGTAGTCCCTGTGGTGAATCCATCAAAGAATCTGCCAAAGTACGCATGAAGAGTTGTGCCAGAAGCGTCAGTAATCAAAAGTTGATCTGCATGACTGATACCAGATGAACCCGAAGCACCGATA